AAATCTGGATCATATTGCTGGTCTGTAAACCATCCGGTTCCGTTGAATTTTTCAAATGCTTCTTGACACCTATCGTTCCATTCTGCCTTTTCGTCTGCTTCTTTTGAAATTACATCTTCATCAGGTTTAGCTTGTTCAGGGCCTACATTTTTTCGTGGAAAAATTCTATCAGTATGACCTCTATTCCATTGTAACATCTCTGCTACGCTTTGCTTAGTTCCAGTACCGCTAGCTTGAGCAGCAATAGAAACCTGACTTGCTAGTTTATTAGTAATTTTAGATTCGGTCTTAATATCATAAGCAAAAGAACCTAAACCTATCAAATCTATTTCTTTAACTGAGTCTAACGCCTCTCCTTTAATTTTACATTTTCTATCTACAACAGCCCATTCATCTTTGTCTTCATCATAGTTTACATCAAATTCATTAACTCCTCCTAATGCCTCTCCAAGTCCTCCTAGTATTGCTTTCAGTACATCTAATACACCTGGTTCTTTTTCTTTTACCTGATCATCGTCGTATATTGCATCTAGTTTTTCATAAAGGTATAAGTTAGACACACAGATATTTAAGATATCATCTGATGGTGTAAGAGCGGCAGTTATTGATGGGTGTAGTGCTATACCAGCTGGTTTAGATTCCCATTGAGTATTCTTAGGATTAAGGTTAGGAAGAACACAAACGAAAGGATTAATACTATGGTGTTGTACATGTGTAAAAAATCCGTTGTATTCTTCTTTGCTTGTTTTAAATTTTACAGCTCTTTGATCATTACCCACCCACATCATTGATGTATTCAAAACAGCTAATACCGTTCTGAGTGAAATATAAATAAAAGTAGTCTTATCGTCGAAAAAACTTGTAGGTGATTTAATATCAAACCCAGGTGCGGCTGCTGCGTAACATTCTTCAGGTTTTAATAAAGCTGCTAATCCAGGTGCTTTACCTGCTCCTGCAAGTGCGACTAAAAGATCGCGTCCATTTAACTCTCCTGATGCCTGGGATAACTCAATACGTTTGCAAAAAAAATGGAGTAAACTTTTTCTTTCGGATTTATCATTAAAACCAGCTGCTAAATTTGAAGCATTCTTCTCTACCGTAGCTGGGTCAAAAGATGACTTAATAGACTCTATTACCTCACCTTTTGATATTAACATTAAGTTTATATCATATGTACCATCAGCATTAAACGTCCAGCTAAAGTTTTTACATATAGCTACTATAGCATCATAGTTGTAACCGCTGTTAACTTTAGTTGATCTTATAGACTCCATAATAGAGTCATACTTAGCACCAGCTAAAAACTTATCAGAAGCTTCTCTGGAAAACATTGTCTGCTGAGCGCCACTGTTATCGATGTATAAAGTATGTCCCCATTCTAGAAGAAAACTAAAGCCTGGGCGGCAATAAAGTTCGTATATAATATCAAGATCTCCTACGTTATAGGCTTTGACTGTAATCTCTACATCTCTTAAAGCTCCAAAAGTTCCTTTAGTTTTTACTTTAGCATCTACGATACCTGGTCGTGGAGTAAAAAGTCTTTCATCATCTCCTGCTGCGGTTAATTTATACCCTACTGGGTCACCGCTTATCGAATCGTTTTGAAAAGCTATTCCACCTTCTAACTTAAAATCACTTGTACTATAAGTAGGATGTACTACGCTTGAATATAAATTTAAAAAAGCATTACTACCATGTAGACTAGAAAGTCCATCCACGTAGTTATCACTTCTAAGGAACTCAGATCTTTTGTTTAGCTGTGTTGATACTCCAGGTTGTAAGCTACCTCCTAAAAACTTTGCCATTATCGTTCTCTATTTACCTTTTCAAAAGACAGTAATACAGCATTTTTATCATGAGGTATTCTTAACTGCACTCCTGGTGTTGGTATTAAATTGAATCTACTATGTGTATTAGCACTTGCAATAATCCACCATAACGAAGCATCTTTATAATACTGCAATGCTAGAGTATCATAGCGATCTCCTCCTGTTGTTATAACATAAAAATCATCCTCATGTTCTGGGATATCTGGGTAGATAGGGTTGCGTTTATATCGCATTCCCTCTGCTGTTTTATATTCCTTAATATGACTATATCTATCCATTGTATTAATTTACGAAATTTTTCGCTTAAATCCAAAGTATTCATTACCTTTTTGTGATACTTTAGGAGTAAATGTATGAATAACTGTCATATCAAGTGCAACAGATAACATATGGGGTACTTCTGAGAGTCCTTCTAAGCCGTAATCTATTTCCCATGGTGTACCAACATCCCATGTTAATCCTACACTATTAAAAAGTACTGGTTGGTTACTAAAATAAGTACCTATATCCAGTATAACATATGTTCCTCTCATAAAAATATTACCTGAACCGTAAGTTGGGGCTGTTGCAGAAGCTAATTTATTTAGTCTCTCATAATACATCATCAGTTGATCATAGTTCATTCCAGCCATTTTAAAACCTAAAGAAGCTTTTCTGTCAAACCCTCCGTAGTTGTAAAACTGCTCACCGCGACCTACAAATCTTTGTCCGTTCCATGTGGCACTAAATGTATCACTCAAACTATCTAGATACGCATAGAAGTGTAATGTCTCTTTAGCTTCTGGTGTCACAATAGTAAAAGTAAAAGGAATCATTTCATGATTCGCCTCTACTGCTGTTCCGTTTGGTTTTTCTAATTGACTATCTTTTCCTTTTGCAGATAATGCTTTTGTTGTATATGCACCAGCTCCTCCGGTTCCCTTCTGACGATAATCTCTAACTATTGCGGGTTCAGCTACAGATGTTGCTCCTCCCACATTCTTTTGTAAAGTATTCTCGTCAGCAAGGCTCAATTCAGAAGCTTTCTTTCCTGGTGCTGTATCTCCTTGTAGTGGTTCCCCACCTGTTTGTATATAAGGTTGTAACTTATTCTCCTTTATTGCTGCTCCTACTTTAGGTGTCTTATTACCTGTATCGGCTTCTTGCGGGTTTAAGTTATTTGTAGATTTCTGGAATGGATCTTTACTGTCTCTAGAACGAGCAGCAGTAATATCATACTTTGTTTCCTCTTCTGATTTTAAATTAGCTAAAGGGGATTGAAATTTTTCTACAACATCACCTGGAGAATCGTTATCAAGTCTTGTTGGTATGTTTGCATTTATACTTGTACCTTCAGTTCCTTTTGTTAATACCCTACCATCCTGTCTTAGATAGGTATCATCAATGTTTATTTTTAACTCTTGATCAACTCTATCTAAACCTTCATTAGGGGCTCTGTAACCATTTAACCCAGTATTATCTGGTATTACTTTTCCATTTTCTTTTGCAAGGATCTTTCCTTCTTGTTTAATATAAGACTGTGCTATATCAATAGGACGTGCGTCTTTAGACACAATCTCATCTGTAAACTGAGTCTCTATCATAGGTCTGTAACCCTCTTCACCTCTGTGGTCGAGAATTACATTTTTACCGTTTAAGACAGATTTAGCTCCATTTACTCCTCCAGTACCTGCAGTAGTTTTTAAAAACCTATCTAACCAGGTACTTCTTTGACCTCCTTGCTTTAAGTATTCGTTTCCTCCAAAGCCAATAACAAAGTGAGTACCTGTTCCATTTACAGGTACTTGCGCTAAAGTACTTCCGATGACTTTTGCAGTATTGCCTAGGCTGTTTAGTAACTTTCTCCCAAAGCCTTTCTTTTCATTATAAGCAAGATTTAATGTTGCTTGATGTAAAGTCCACTTTAATCCAGGAGTATCTACAAGTAGTTTACTTATTCTTCTAAGATCATCTACTCGTGCAGTTACTTCGTTACCTATAACGTTATACCGAGGGGGATTATTTATATCTTTTACAATATAAGGCCCTGCATCTCCGTACTTTAAGCTCTTAAGATTGGTCTTGAGAGGTAGTAAAGGCATACTTAAACTGGAGGATTATCTAAATACTTAGCTGGAGTTGCACCGTTCAGGTCTAATCCTGAAGTTGGTTTTGTAAACTCTGGTACGTTGTTAATAGATGAAGTCTTGTGTTGAGTAGATTTTCCAGTCGCACCTACCGGTACTTTTGGAGTCTTACCCTTCAATCCTAATCTAGAATTTGGAGTTTGATTGTCTAAAATTCCTTTCATTGTTTTAAATTTATTAGTTCGTTTATAAATAGTTTGTTATTACGTATTGGTAGCAGCTACAGCTAGTGTACCGCCTACCTTTCTACCGTCCATATTAATATTTTTACCTTGTTTAACTGCAACTATCAATTCGTCAATTTTTGCAATAAGTTTATCATTACTTTCTGATTTTCCTGATTCATCACCACCACCGGTTATACCTGAGATCATATCTCCTATTGCACCTGCAGCGGCTACTGCTGGAGCAGCGAAAGCTGTAGTCATTATTAAACCTTGCATTTCATCTAACTTCTCAGTATCCATTGTTGCTAAAGCAACTCCAATTCCACCTAATGCGGCGGCGATTGCTGTTAAAGAACCGGCTACTGTTTGTAGTGGACCGGCCATTGCTGCTAAGTTTTGTAGGTCTTCTATGATTCCACCCCCTGTAAAAAGTGATGTTATTCCTGATGCTAAACTTCCGCCTGCTAAAGCTGCAGCAAAGACCCCTAATCCTATTGCAGCTGCCATTAATCCAGCACCTGCCATTACTAAACCAGGTCCCATTTGAGCTAAAATAGATAGCTTATCAACAACACCTTGTATATCTGCTTTAGCTAGTACGTTAATTCCAAGCGCTAATGGAAACATAGCTAAACCTAGTACTGCTAAAGCACCTGCTCCCATCGCTATTAATGGAGCTAAAAATCCTAATCCTGCTGTAGCCAAAGCTAATATAGGTAATGCCACTGCGAATGCTAATATAGCACCAGGATCAACTCCCTGTAAGAGACTAAATGCATAAGCGGCTGGAATCATAGCTAATGCTAAAATACCTATTGCTAAAGCTCCTGCTATTACCAATGGACCTGTCATTCCCATAAGAGCTGCGGCTGCACCTAGTGCTATTAAACTTCCTGTCATAGCCATTATTGCCATTGGATCTACACTTCCTAAAAGGCTAAATGCATAGGCTGCAGGTATTAAAGCTAATGCTAAAATACCTATTGCTAAAGCTCCCATAATTATCTGACCTCCTAAGTTACCCATAAGAGCTGCAGCGATACCTAAAGCTATTAAGCTTCCTGATAAAGCAACTACTGACATTGGATCTACACCAGCCATAAGACTGAATGCATATGCGGCTGGTATTAGAGCAACGCCTGCTATACCCATTGCTAAGGCACCTTTGATTGCGTCATTTCCTAATTTACCTACTAATGCTAATGATGCTCCAAAAATACCTATAGATGTAGCAAATGCTAACATAGTAACCGGATCAACTCCTGCTACCATTTTAAGTGCTAATGCAAATGAGCCGCCTAATGCTAGACCGGCAATTCCTATTGCTAATGCACCTTTTACTACATCTTGGAATTGTCTACCTATTGATGCTAATCCATCTCCTAATGATTTTAAAAATCCTCCTGGGCCTTCTTGGCCTTCTGCTCCTTTTGTCTTACCGGCTAAGTCTCCTGTCTGTTCTGCGGCTTTACCTGTTAATCCACCTTTAGCTTTACCGGCCATATCTGCGGCTTTATCTGTTCCGGGTGCTTTAGCAAATCTACCTTTTGCATCTCTAAATTTACCTGCAGCATCTTGTGTTAAATTAGAAGCCACATCGGCACCCTTCTCCCCTGCTTTTCCTAAAAGTTTATCTTTTAAACCACCTGCCATCTTACCTATACCGCCAAAATTCTTTTTTAAATTATCAAAGAATCCTCCAGTGACACTAGGACTAAATGCATCTTTAAGAGACTTAGCTATAAGTAAAATACCTCCTCCTATGGCAAGTTTTGTTACCATAGAAAGGATTGTACCAAATCCTCCACCGATCTCTTTCAAGCTATCAGCCCATTTCATCAAATACCCGATTGGAGTAGCAATCATTCTAACTATAAAGCCGAAAGCTTCTGCTATAGGTACTAATATCTCTAACATAGGCGTCATTGCCTGAGCTAGTTTATCCAAAGATTTTTGAAGCTGTTCTTGAATATCCATTCGCTTGGACTCTTCTAAGGTTACTCCTCTAATCTTTGCTTTCTCTTCATCAGTCATGTTACTGTTGATGCTTTTCTGGATAGCCATCTCTGCTAACTGTTCTCTAGACATTCCTAAAGCTTTAGCATATGCTTCTTGTTGAATACGGTTCATTTTACCGAATTCAGCTACGTCTTGAGAGTTTTTAAATAGCTCGTTAGCTACTCCTTCTATATCGTTTGATAAAGCTAACTCTCTAGCTTTATTTAAGTTTAGTTGTTTTCCTGTAAGTAGCTCAGCTTCCATTTCAGCTTCAATTGAAGATTGAAAGTCAAGCATATTATCCATAACACCTTCAATGTCTTTTAACTCCATCCCTACTTTACGTGCAGCGGCGGCGGCTTTAGCTAGACCGCCTGGGTAGTTAGCAAACTGAGCTTGTACTGCTTTACCTGCTTTACCCATATCTCGTATAACTTGAGTACTAGATATAGCAGAATTTGTTGTATTATTAAATTCGTCTGTTGAGGCTTGTATTGTCTTTTCTAAACCTTCCATTGTTTTACCTGATAGTTTAGCGTTTAAAGCTAACATACCAGCATTTTCCGCAGAAAGTCCTAATTCATTTTTAAGTCCTGCTGCTGCTGCAACAAGTTCTGGGCCTAATACAACTATAGCGTTATTACCTATTTGTGCTGATAATTCACTAGCAGTTTCAAGGAAGTCCACTGATGTAGCTAGTTCTGAGTTTGCTCCTGCTATAGCATCGGCATTCATACCAGTCTGTTGTTGGAATTTAGCACCTGCTTTATCTACTTTAAAGAAAGCATCTACTATCTTCAACATTATTGTCAAAGGGTCAAATAAAGCAGAAGCGAAACCGCTTGCCAACGGACCTAAACCAGCCATCAATACTGATAATCTACCGCCTTGTTGGGCACCAGATGCTATTGCTTTAGAAGTTTTTTGCATATTACTTTTAGCTTCACTTATAGCATCTTTAAATAAATTAGAGTTCATACCTAACTTACTCATAGCCGAGTCTGCAACATCGATTACGGCTCCGCCAACTCCCAGCAATTTATTAACCTGTTTTTGCTCTTCTTTTACCTCATTAATTTTATTTTCAACTTTATCAAGAGCGTTTCCTTGATCTAAGTAGAGTGCTAAGGAGGCTTTCTGTTCTTCTGTTAAGTCTTTAGAATTCTGTAGAGTATCTATTGCTCTGTCTAGCTCATCTTCAGATAATTTACCTCCTTCTTTAACCTTATCTACATATTCTTTTACGATTTTAAGATCTTCTTGAGCAGTTTTTGATAAATCTGTTGAATTAAGAATAGATCTAGTCTCATCCTCTAGTATTTTTCTATTAAGACTCAATTTTTCGGCTAAATCATCTAACTGTTTTGTAGATAGATCCCTAATCCCTTGTTCATTCATTTTAAGATCTTCTGCAATAGAAGTAATCTTTCTCATAGATCCGCGGATCTTTTGCAGAGCGTCAGGTTGACCCCTAAATTCAGATGATATTGCTCTAACTTGATCGTAGAGACTTGTTGCAGAACCAGTCGTATCTTCAAAAGAATTCTGTACTCCTTTAAGTTCGTTACGAAGACTTTGAATATTTTTTACAGCTTCACTGTCCGTATAAACCAACGGAGTTTGATTGAGCTTCGCTCTCAAGGTATTAATCTCCTGTAAGAGTCTTTTTGCTTCTTCTAATTGTTTATTATTCTCAGCCATTTACCAGGGGTACTTATATCATATAAATAGGTAAAGCTCGCTTTATGGGCGAGCCTTAGTACTATAGGAAGGTTTTCTTACTGATGGTCCTCTAGGAGCTGGTTTACTTGGTGCTTTGCTCTTAGATTTATTCATAGCCTGCTGTTCCTTTTCGTAAAATTCATTCATCTTCTGGAAGGTAAAATTACGTAACCATATAGGCATTGCATATACTGTATCGTGATCATATCCGCCTTTGCCGTGAAATACTATTTCATGGATCTGGTTGAAGATGGTTACTCTATACGTTGGCGTCAGGCCAAAGAAAGTTGACCCCGATTGGAATGTCAACCCCTCCTTCTGGTCCATTTTCAGGATAGAATTTCAAATCTACATCTGGTTGGAATTCAGCAACATATTTTCTGAATGCACGTGTATCTCTTGCTAAGAAGTGGTTGTCTACAAAATCTCTAATACTTTTAGAATCAGTAGCTCCATTAACAGAGATAATCATGTGTTTTAATCTAGTTGATAATTCCGGAGAAGCATCTTTATGAATCTTCTTAAGACCTTTTACTTCTTGTTGAATTTTTTGTTCATCACCGTGAGTAAGTAGCTTAAAAGTAATCGTGTTACCTGTTGAAGGTAATTGAAAAGCAAATTCATTCTTTCTATCTTGAAATAAGCTTTCATCGAAAACTTTATTCTCGATCAAAGATAAATCTACAACCTCAGTATTCCCTTGATAATTAAATTCGTAGTCTTTACCGTATCCTAGTACTCTCGCTGCAATTAAGATAGCGTTCTTGTCTCCTACTAAAAGATCATCGTAGTTAAACTTGGTTACAATCAAAGACTGTAATAATTTGTCGATTACTACTCCTCTTTCAATAAAGCCTTGGTTAGTTAGGATATCTTCCTCTTTTGCAGTCATGTACTTCATTTCTACCGTACCTGATGCTAGTGGATGATCTGTCGGGTAAAGTAACCCTTTAGAAGGTAAGTCTACAATTTCTGTAGGGAATTTTTGTTCTTGTTCCATAAATTTTATTTTTAATAACGTTATTTCATATAAATATACGAAAAATAACTTTTGAAAACAACAAAAAACCCGGAAGTATTTCTCCGGGTTCTTTTTATATATATTTCAGGCAGATTAGTAGTTAAGTACGCAGTAGTCCATCGCTACGGTGATTGTTAATTCAACACCATCGCTAGTAGCCCAGTCCAAAGAACCTTGTGCCATGTTTACGATAAATGCTCCTTTAATAATCCACTCTGATACGATATCACCTACTAGACCTAAAAGATTCAGAGTCAAATCTTTTTTATAGAAATCTGAATAACCAGCTCTACCGGTTACTGATTCGTATGATGTACGAGCCCAGTCCATTACTGCTTGGGCGCCTGATGGGTTAATTGGATCGTACAATGTCATATCCATGTTTTCCCAGTTTCTTTTTCCACGAATCTTTCTATAAGAGTTGATGTGATCTAATTTGATCTCCTCATCTGTGAAAGATGGTGCAGTAACTGCTTTTACCATGAATGATGGTATAGCGTCACTGTATAGGATAAATCTATTCTGTACCTTCGGTTCGAAGGCTCTGAACATAATTTCGTTAGAATCTAATACTGCCATTTTATTATCTGTTTTATATAAATATCAATTATTTTAATTATGCTACAAACGTTGCACCTGTTGGTTCAATTGTGAAATCAAGTACTACGAATTCTGCAGTCTTAGCTGGTTGGATAAAGATCTGACCAACAATCTGATTTCTGTCTACGATATCAGCTGAATTGTTAGTGTCATCCATTACAACTCTGTAAGCATATAAACCTTGACGTTGAACTACTGATTCTAAGTAAGGGTTAACGATTGCTAAGAATTTATTTCTTGTAGCTATTGTGTTTTGTTCGAATACTAAGTTGTTTGCTTGACCTCCTATAAAACGTTTCAACTCGATCAATAAACGGCGAACGTTTACTCTATCTAAAGCTGAAGCTTTTTTCTGTAAGGTCTTTTGACCGTATACTGCAATACCTTGTCCAGGGAATGTAGCAATTGGGTTAACATTTGCACGATATAGTAAATCACGTTGCTCACGGCTAACTTTACGTTCTGCTTGGATTACGTTAGGAATACCTCCTTTAACTAAACCTGCTGGAGCAAACCATGGAGCTGCTGCACTATCAGTGAAAGCATATACACCTGGTATTACTGTTGAAGCAGGAACCCATTCGTTCTTACCTGTAGCAGATTGTGTTTGTAACCATGGCCAGTAAGCTGCTGCATAAGAAGAGTTTACTGTACCAGCTGCTGCTGTTACGTTAGATACTGTAGCACCGTATTGCTCTAAATCTACTACTGCAATTGCATCTCCTCTACCTTCTGCTAATGAGATGATAGAATCTAGTTGTGTCTTGTGAGTACCGAAGTCATAAATAAGACCTGGAGCAGTAACTATATTAAATTGATATTCGTCTTTATTATTTAAGATTGAGATAGCGTCTGCATAGTTAGTAGCTACTAAACCTTGTGTATCTGTGTTATTGATATACTTAAAGAATTTAGCTACTTTTCCTGTTGGGAAAGCTGTTCCGGTTGCATTGTAGAATGATCCTGATTGAGCTATTGGTAGTAAATTAGCAAAATTACTATTTACTGTAATGCCGTCGTTAGCTAAGTAGTTAAGTGTAGGATGATTTACTGCTTTAACTCTAACATAGTTAGATTTATTTACATATTCTCCAGATACACTAACAAATACTTCTGAACCTTCTGTTGTTTTAGAAACAGACTGATTACCAATTACTCTTTCTATATAGTTTTCTGAATTTGGATCTAAAGATAAGTCGTTGAAAGTTTCTAAGATAATTTTATTTTTTCTACTATCATCACCTCTACGAACTAATAATGAGAATGTACCGTTGTCGTCGTTAACGTTTGCAATTTCAAATCTGATATTATCTGGTTTACCTAAAGCGATTGAACCGTCTGAATTATGAACTGCTGTTGTATGAGCAGATCCTGTAGCGTTATTGTAGATAGTTCCTTTACCAATTGTTTCTAATTGGAAAGGGTTTGTTACTGAACCGCCTACAGTTGTTAATGTAGTATTTTCTGCTGCTGAATAAGAGCCAGATACCACTCTAGTAACTAATGCTGTATTTCCTCCTTGTTCAAAGTAACTCTTAACTGCGATTGATGTTAAATACTCAAAGCTATTAGAACCAGATTCGATTATGGTTCCGAATACTCTTTGATACTGTCCGTAAGAAGTTACTACTGTAGGTTGCTCTACCGGGCCTTTTACTGTTGGACCAATAAACGCTGCACCTACTGCAGCCGCTTGTGGTTGAA